GCAATGGGCCGCACTGCGATGGGCAAGACCGTTGAACAAGAAATGGCGGGCATGGCATCTGCAAAGAAGGAGCCTGAGCGCCCCGTAGGCCGCACTGCGATGGGGAAAACGGCTGAACAAGAAATTGCAGCAATTAACGCTGCACGACAAACTGCTGGCAAGCGCGAGATCGAGCGTTTACAAAAAGCCGATAAGCCTTTAGAAAGAGTGTCTCCTGAAGAGGCTTTAATTGGCGGCGCAGCGTTGCGTGGTTTAAGAGCTGCCGGAGCCGGGTTGGCTAGTCGCATGGGAGCGGCATCAAAAGCCCGTGTAGAACCTCGCGTTCCACCGCGTCAGCCAGACATGTTAGAAATGCCTAAGCGCCGCTTGCCCTATGAAAAATATATGGGCGAAGCTGAAACCGTTAAGAAAGCAACGCCACGCCTTCCAGGTCAGCAGGAAGGAACAAAACGATTAGCATCTCCGCCCCGTGGCGGAGGTAAAGATCCCGGCGCTCGCCGCCCAACGCAAGATGAGTTGGATCAAATGCGTATGGGTTCTGATTTCATGCGTAAAGGCGGTAAGGTTGGAGGCGCTTCTAAGCGGGCGGATGGCATAGCCATGCGTGGCAAAACCCGTGGGAGGTACATTTGATGGACAAAATAGGACGTGTAATGCGCGAGTTCAAGGAAGGTAAACTAAAGTCTTCCTCTGGACAGAAAGTCACTAACCCCAAACAAGCCATAGCAATTGGCATATCGGAGCAAAAAGCCATGAAAGGTTACAAGATGGGTGGAGAACCCAAAGCGATGGTCAAGAAAGAAGTTGCCTTTATGAAAGCCAAAGGCGCACCGAAGTCTATGGTCAAGCATGAAATGGCCGAGATGAAGGGTATGAAATCCGGTGGTATGACCAAGATGGGCGCAGTAAAGACTGCTGCACCGTCTATCAATGGTGTTGCTGTGAAAGGTAAAACCAAAGGCAAGATGATCAAGATGAAGGCTGGCGGCTATTCTTGCTAAGGTGATATGTGGCTCTTGTCGATGAATTACCGCCAGATTGGGAAGATTATGATACCGCGCAAAAGTTAGCGTGGTTTAACGCTTATGGTGTCACGGCATCTGATTTAGCAGATGCCGGATTAGACCAAGCTTCAATTGATTGGATAGAAGCAAATCGTTATCCACAAACCACCGCGGTTGTTACAGACGCCCCCGTATACACAAGGGAGCCAATAAGAACATTACAACCTGAATACGAAGATTATTACGAGCCACCAACGATTTATTATGCTTCAGACGGAGCAGCTTTTTATTCTTTAAATGAGCGTTGGGCATACGAACAAACATTAGCGGCTGCATTAACAACAACACCACCTCCTACAACCACTGCTGCTCCAACTACCACCGCCGCTCCAACTACTACTGCGGCTCCAACTACTACTGCGGCTCCAACTACCACGGTTGCACCTACAACTACACCGGTATTTGTAACGTCAGCAACGGTTACAACAGCGGCTCCAACTACTACAGCCGCTCCAACTACTACCGCCGCTCCAACTACTACCGCCACTCCAACTACTACCGCCGCTCCAACTACTACCGCCACTCCAACTACTACTGCGGCTCCAACTACTACAGTTTTAACCACTACAGCCGCTCCAACTACGACCGTTGCTTCAACTACAACGATTGCTCCAACTACGACCTCCACAGTAACAACGACACCGCCTCCTACGACAACCGCCACAGTTACAACAACTAAAGCACCAACTACAACGGCCACGGTAACAACAACCTTGGCCCCAACAACAAGTAAAGCTTCAAGCCCTATGGGGCTAGAGTTAAAACAGGGTTGGATTTACGAACCAGAATTTAGCAAACCATTTCAAAACCCACAGACGGGCCAGAAGCTAACTGTTCAAGAATACGAAGAACAAATCATCCATCCCAACGATACAAAATGGGAAGGTAAATGGCTTAGTAACGATACGATAAGTTTTCTAAAAGGGCAGATTAATAGCGGGAAATCGCTGTACAAGATGAACTTTAAGACGCCGGGTAATTCTGATGCTTGGCATACAGACGATCTCGCTAAACGTCTAACAGCTCTTGGTATCACCAACCTAAATCAAATAGGGATGGATGAAACAAAGGGCATTTATAACAAAGACACGGGCAAAGCACTTGATACCGCTATGGTTGGCGGTAAGGGTGCAAACATAATTGGTTCTACTGGGGCTGGGGAAGGATACTCAAACTACACGGTTCAGTTTGATGCTTTTGGCAGTCCAATTATTGTTCCTGAATGGGATACGGCAAACTTTATAGCCAAAAATCCTATGCTGGTGCAGTTCCTGGCTATGGGCGCATCATTTTTAGTGCCGGGTATTGGTCAGGCAATCGCGCCTTATATCAGCAGTATTGTTGGAACGGCGGCAGCGCCAGCGGTATCTAACTTCCTTGTACGTACAGCAGTAAACACCATATTCAATGGTGGTGATTTATCCAAAGCTTTCTTGGGGGCCATCAAGGGTGAGGCTCTAACTTTGGTTACTGATGTGGTAGCCAATGAATTAGCCAATAGCGGAATGATCAGTGGGGCTACGGCAGCAGACAAGCTTGCTACGGCAAGGTTGTTCGCAGCCCCCATGACTAACGCAATCTATGCCATATCACAAGGTCAAGACCCTCTACCAACTTTGCTTGGCGGTGCAGTTAATGCAGCAGTATCAACAGGTATTAATCAGTTAGCAACTGAAAAACAACTAGACCCAACATCCAAAGCATTGTTGCAAATTGGCGTATCGCAAGCCATTAATACAGCGAGAACAGGAACATTCAATCCTGTATCGCTTATGAATTCTTTAATTAACTTGGGCTTCAACCAAGCTAATGCTAAAACAATAGCCAAACAAGAAGTCAAAGATCAAGTTGCAACACTAAGCCAGGATGAAGTTAATAGCCTGTTAAATACAACAAGTGTTATTGAAAACATGTTGGCCGCTGGGTTCAACCCAGACGAAATCTTTCATGGCAATCCAAATTGGACGGTTGAACAATATCTAACAAATATCAAAGCTTCAGATGCAAATGTACCGTTTGATTTAGGTGAAGAGGTTCAGCTTGCCGGCCCAATCGTAGCTGGGAAAGGTCTTATCAACAACAATTTTATGGCGGTCAACAAGACTGAGTTTGACCGATTGTTGAGAGCTTATAGCGCGATGACACCAGAAGATCGCGCAAAAATTGCAGGCATGCCCGCAGATACAACGCAACTAAAAGTGCTGCAAGATATTCATAAACAGTACAAGAATATTGATACACAAATAGCAGATCTTGTTCAATCAGCACAATCTGGTAACTTAGCTGCAAAATCATTACTCAAATCCTATAGCGCCTTAGATACTCGATTAGAACAAAAAGCTCAGTGGTATCAACTAACCCAAGGATTACAGCCTGGAACAGCGCTTGATGAAGCAAGAAGAGATTTGCAAGTAGGGCAACTATATAACAAAGCAAATCTTTCAGAAGTAAAAGACTCGGCTTTTCCATTTGAAGTCAAGCAATTCATCAATCAATTCCGCGGAACGCCGCAGGGCGATGCATTAGCTAATACGCTTGCTGGAGCTTATGCAGTAGGCGGGAGTGCAACAGCTAATTTTTTAAATGGGGCTTTGGGCATCAATTTGTATTTAGCCGAAAAAACCGGTTTAGATACATTCGCTAAAGACTTTCGGGAGCTTGCAGGAACAATTAAATCTGCTGGCGATAATGCTTTAACCATTGGGGATGCAAAAACAGAAGCCGGTAGAAATTTCTACGGCGGGCTATCAAACATCGTGTCTTCGATACCGTGGTTAATAACAGGAACAGTGCCGGGTGTTGTCGCTGGAGCGGTTTCGCAAACTTATGGTAACGAATACATCCAAGGTAGATTTGCAGGACTTTCGCCGTCCGAAGCAGAATTTCGAGCAACCCTTATGGGAATTGCTGAAGGCATAGGAGAAAGGATTGGAGCTAGTCAAGTTGTTGCGTTATTAAAACCGCTTTGGAGAGAAGCCCCGGCGGGACAACTTGCAAATGTAATTAGTCAATCATTAATGCAAAAAATTGGCGAAATTGGAACTAAAGAACAACTTGGTGAGTTGTTGACATTTAATTTGCAATTTGCGACCGATAAGCTATCGGATGTTGGGCTTAACCAACAAGCAACAGAGATGGATTATTTGCGTGGTGCTTTATCAACCATGCAACAAACATTTGTAGCCGCTGGCGGCAATACTGGTGTAGCAGTTGGCCTAAAGGGTGGCTTCACGCCAGACAATAGTGGTCAAATTGTTGAACTTAGTGGAGATGGTAGAGAAGCATTTGTTGTACTTGGAAATGGCGGTGTAGCACGCGTAGACATCCCTTCCAACGCAAACATTAAGCTAGGCGATCAAATCAATATTGGCGCAACAACAAGCGATATCATTTACACGCCACAGCAAAATATAGATCGTTTTGCTCAGTATGCTAATGACGTACAAGATTTATATAGTTCAGAACTAGGCAGAGAACCTTCGTTTGACGAACTACAAAACGCCATCCAAAGCATCATTAATGGTACGCAAATACAGACTATACAAGCCACTCTGAACGAATCTCCAGAGGGTAAGTTTTACAATGACAAAACAGCTTTTAATGCAAAAACGGACGCGCAGATTGCCGATGACATGCTCGGGCTTTTAGGCTCAGGTAAAAGCTATGCAGACATAAATACGCTATTCAATACGATGGGGCTAGACCCCAATCGTCAAATTAACGTGTTAGATACGATTACACCAAGGCAAGTAGTGCGTGGAACCGTAGACTCAATCACTAACGGCATGGCTATAGTCAGGACTGAGGACGGCAGATTGTTTACCATGCCAGCCACAGATGTTGACAATAAATCATTATCGCGTGGCGATGTTGTTAAGCTTGGTCTGTCCACTATAAAACCAGACAGTACGCCAACAGTGCGTTTAGAAATACCGGTCACTCAGGCGGTAACGGTAACGCCAACTATTACAGAAACGCAAACGATAACACCAACCATAACACAGACAGTTACTCAAACGTCTACGATCACACAAACAGAGACGCCAAAGGTTACTCAAACAGTGACCCAAACACCCACTGTCACACAAACGGTAACTCAGACAGTAACACCAACGGTCACACAAACAGTGACCCAAACTCCTACTATTACACAAACAATTACGGCAACGGTAACAGAAGAGGTTACGCAAACAGTAACGCCCACTGTTACTCAAACAGTTACGCCCACTGTTACTCAAACAGTAACGCCCACTGTTACTCAAACAGTTACGCCCACTGTTACGCAAACCGTTACTCAAACAGTAACGCCAACAGTCACTCAAACAATAACCCAAACGGTCACGCCTACTGTGACCCAGACTGTTACTCAAACAGTAACTCAGACAGTAACGCAAACAATTACACCAACGGTTACTGCAACTGTCACTCAAACTGTTACCCCAACGATTACACAAACTGTTACGCCAACAGTAACAATAACGCCTAGCATTACAGCAATCATTACAACCACTGAGTTACCGCCTATTACAACGACGGTAACTACCCCTCCGGTAACAACAACCGTAGCGCCAACCACGACCGGAATAACAACAACTTTAGCTCCTACAATACCGTGGCCTCCAACAACTTCATTAGAGCCAACCACTACGGAAGTGACGACAACCGCAGTAGTAACAACAACGCCTGTCGTTACAACAACCAAATCACCAACGACAACAAAGTCACCAACAACGACAGTGACAACGGCTGCACCATTTCCGTTGTTTGGAATACCGTCTATTACTAGTAAGAAAACTTACGTAGACTATGCACAACCGCAAGTAGCGCCGCCAGAATTTGGGCCGTTTGATTTATTTAAAGCGCCAAACTATTTGCGTCCCTTAAAAGACACTGGCAATTTTGGGTTAGCCGCACTTATAGGAGCAGTGACAAATGATGGCAAGCAGGGGAATGGGGGCAATCAATCCCAGCAAGATGCCCAAAGCCAAGGTCAAACGCCGGCGGGATGACACGGACTTTACGCAATACGCAGAAGGCGGTAAGGTATCGAAAGTTAACGAATCCGGTAATTACACTAAACCAACTATGCGTAAAAATCTGTTTAACCAGATCAAAAGCGCAGCGGTGCAAGGTACTGGCGCAGGAAAATGGTCAGCCAGGAAGGCGCAGCTTTTAGCAAAGCGGTACAAAGAAAAAGGTGGCGGGTATACATCATGAAAGCCCCGCAGCAATCTCTCAAAGCTTGGACTCAGCAAAAGTGGGGGACTAAAAGTGGCAAGAGGTCATCTGATACTGGGGAACGCTATCTCCCAGAGGCGGCGATTAAATCTCTTTCATCAGCAGAATACGCAGCAACCACCCGAGCCAAAAGAGAAGGAAAGTCAAAGGGGCTTCAGTTTGTTTCTCAGCCCAAGAGTATTGCCAAAAAGGTGGCCCCATTTCGGAAGGTAGGTAAATGAGCACAACCGGCGTAACCGCATTTAACCCCAATCTCAATGAATTGGTGGAAGAGGCTTTTGAGCGATGTGGGCGAGAACTGCGGTCGGGCTACGATTTGCGTACAGCTCGTCGCAGCCTGAACCTATTGGTTACAGAGTGGGCCAATCAAGGCATTAATCTCTGGACTATTGAGCAGGGGGCGATCCCGCTCTATACAAATCAAATCACCTACCCGTTGCCTATCAATACGGTTGACCTCGTAGAAACGATTATCCGCACGGGCGTAGATCAGAATCAAACGGACATCAACATCAGTCGGATTTCAGTAAGTACCTACTCTACGATTCCAAACAAACTAGCAACTGGCAGGCCGATCCAGATATATATTGACCGGCAGGGCGGGCAGACCTATACCTTCACAGGAACTTTGGCTGCAAATATTAATTCGTCAGTCACAACAATCCCGATGACAACGCTTGCTCAAGTTCCTTACGCTGGATACGCCACCATTGGAACGGAGACCGTGTACTACTATGGAACCTCCACACAAGCTGAGAATGTTGCAACTGGAGCTTCGGCATACGCAACGCTTAACAATGTGGTGCGCGGCCAAAATAACACGACGGCTGCGTCTCATACGTCGGGCGATTCGGTCACGAATACAAAGTTTCCAAACGTAACGGTATGGCCTGCGCCAGAGCAGGGTTCAATCAGTAATCCTTACTACACACTTGTTTACTGGCGGCTACGTCGGATGCAGGATGCTGGCAACGGTGTCAACGTAGAAGACATACCTTTTCGATTCCAAGAAGCGTTAGTTGCAGGACTGGCCTACAAGCTGTCCATGAAAGTAGAGGGCGGACTAGAACGGATGCAATTTCTCAAGGCCCAATACGATCAAGCCTGGGAGTTGGCATCCACAGAAGACCGAGAAAAAGCGCCCATTCGGTTTGTGCCACGGCAGTCATTCCTTGGTGTGAACTTCTAAATGCCTAATCAGTTTGCATCCGGCAAGTGGGCTATCGCGCAGTGCGATAGATGCAACTTTCGGTATAAGTTAAAACAGCTCAAACCGCTGACAATCAAGACAAAAAATGTCAATATACTGGTATGCCCGGAATGTTGGGAACCTGACCAGCCGCAGTTGCAGCTTGGTATGTATCCTGTCAATGATCCGCAAGCCGTTAGGAATCCACGTCCCGATTCCAACTCGTATTACCAATCAGGCTTAAACGGGATGCAGACTAACTACACCGTAGGAACAAACCCGCTTTATACGGGCGTTCCACTTGAAGGAAGCCGAATTATTGAGTGGGGCTTCAACCCTGTTGGTGGTTCCCGATCCTACGATTACGACCTAACCCCCAATCATTTGGTGGGTCAGTCTAGTTTAAACAGTGTCACAGCTACATAGGAGCCGACATGAAAGCGATGGAAGCACTCAAGAAACACATGGCAAAAGGCAAGGGAGCGCACCCTGATGCTAATGTTAAGAAGCTTAAGAAAGGTGGCCCGACCTCCGAGATGATGCGCCGGGAAGGAAGAAACCTTGCTCGCGTGGCTAATCAAAGGGGTAAGTAATGGCTAAATACTCCATGAAAATCGGCGGAAAAGAAGTGGGTCCAGCATCCACTTATGCCGAGCCGCATACGATGACCGGCGCTAAGGTGGTAGCTTCACCTAGCCCGGGTAAAGAAATGCCTTACAACATGGTTAAAGACTGGCAACCAACAGCGGGTGTTGCCATCAATCCTAACAGTCAAGTCAAAACGACCGGGATTAAGATGCGTGGAGCTGGGGCTGCAACCAAAGGCGTGATGTGCCGGGGGCCGATGGCGTGAACTGGGGTGAGTTAAAAACTCAGATTCAAGACTATCTGGAGACCACATTCTCCACGGATAGCCTGACGACGTTTACACAGCAGGCGGAGCAAAGGATCTTTAACACGATCCAGTTTCCCAGCTTGCGTAAAAATGTCACGGGCGTTTGTACGATAGATAATCGTTACCTGAGTTGCCCATCAGACTTTCTTGCTTCTTACTCTTTAGCAGTCATTGACACGGATGGGTCATATCATTACTTGCTTAACAAGGATGTGAACTTCATCCGTGAGTCATTCCCTATCCCGACAGGATCAGGGAATACTGGCAGACCTTATTGTTATGCGCTCTTTGGTCCGACAGTCACGGGCGAAACCATTTCAAATGAATTGAGTTTCATCTTAGGCCCGACCCCGGATCTTGGGTATACAGTGGAACTGCATTACTTTTACTACCCATCGTCCATCACGGTCGGAAATGTTGACGCAACAACGACTTGGCTTGGTGATAACTTTGATTCGGTCTTGTTGTATGGATCACTGGTAGAGGCTTCTACATTCCTAAAGTCAGAGCCTGACCTGATGGCAAACATCACGGGTAAATACAAAGAAGCACTGATTCTTGCTAAACGTCTCGGTGATGGTCTTGAGCGGATGGATGCGTACCGTTCTGGTCAGGTGCGGGATAAGGTGGTGTAATGGCAATCATCCAAACACTGACAACCAGTTTCAAAGTAGAGTTAGCTCAAGGGCTGCACAACTTTACGACGGGGACAGGTGATGTGTTTAAACTGGCCTTATACACCGCCAACGCGGATCTTGGTGCTTCCACTACGGCGTATACAGCATCCGGGGAAGTGTCCTCCAGTGGGACCAATTATTCCTCTGGAGGGATCACCCTCACCAACATTACCCCGTCCTTTCAAGGAACTACTGCGTATTGGTCTTTTGAAGATGCGACATTCACCAATGTGACTTTAACGACGAATGGCGCTTTGATTTACAACACAACAAACGGGAACCGATCCGTTTGTGTTTTAAATTTCGGGGTCAACATTACCAAGACGGCACAGAATCTGGTCATTACTTTTCCAGTGGACGATGCCACTAACGCAATTATGAGGATTGCATAATGGAACTTAAAGCCAAAGCAACAGACACAATCGCTAGCGGGTTAATCACTAGCCCCGGATCGTCTGAAATAGCAAAAGCCACAGGTCGGTTTGTGATTGAATGTTATGACAAAGACGGCAAGCTCAAGTGGGTTGATGATTCAAAGAATCTTGTCGTTAATGTTGGTCTTCAGTACATGGCTGGCACGGCACTTGACGGGTCTACAGCGCGTATTACGTCTTGGTATCTGGGTCTTTACGGTGCGGCATCAAGCAATAACCCCGCTGCTGGGGACACGATGTCTTCTCATGCTGGATGGACAGAAGTTACGGATTACACAGAAGCGACGCGCCCTGCGGCAACATTTGTCGCTGCGACAACGGCTAACCCTTCGGTAGTCACGAATTCAGCCAGTAAAGCTCAGTTCACCATGAATGCGACAACAACCGTTGGCGGGGCATTTCTTACAAGCAGCAACACCAAGAGTGGCACCACGGGGACGTTATTTTCCGCAGCGGATTTTAATTCTCCCGGTGATCGCTCCGTAGTCTCAGGTGATGTAGTGCTTGTGACTTATACTTTTAGCTTGTCTGCGTAATGGCTTTCGTCCTTGCTGATCGGGTTCAAGAAACCACGACAACCACTGGCACGGGGACGGTAACCCTTGCCGGTGCATCAACCGGCTTTCAATCATTTGCTGCGGTTGGTAACGGCAATACGACGTTTTATACGATTGCTGATTCGTCAGGTTCCAATTGGGAAATTGGGATCGGGACTTACACCTCAAGCGGAACCACTCTTTCACGAGACACGGTGCTGTCTTCCAGTAACTCTGGAAGTTTGGTGAATTTTGGGGCAGGAACCAAGAATGTTTTTGTGACGTTTCCTGCTTCAAGTACTTTGTTTGCACTTAACAATCAAACCATGACAAGCAGCTACGCCATTCCGACAGGCAACAATGCTAGCGCCGTGGGGCCAATCACGATTAACACAAGCAAGTCAGTCACGGTATCGTCAGGTCAAGCGTGGCTTATTTTTGGGTGAAATGACATGAGTAATCTCAAAGTCCAAGGCAATGCTTCTGGCTCAGGAACGCATACGCTGCAATCAGCTAACACAAACTCGTCCATCACGCAGACTTTACCGACGATGGATGCAGTGACGTTGGGATATTTAAACGCACCCGCTGTTGGGACAAAAACAGGTAGTTATACACTAGCAACAGGTGATGTTGGTAAATACGTTCAGATCGGCTCTGGTGGGTCAATAACAATCCCTGATGCTACGTTTGCAGAGGGTGACATTATCTCGTTGTTCAACAACACGACAGGCAACATCACGATCACTTGTACGATTACCACTGCGTATATAGCAGGGACAGATAGCGACAAAGCCACAATGACGTTAGCAACCCGTGGCATAGCAACGATCTTGTTTATTAGCGGTACGGTCTGCGTTGTTTCTGGGAACGTGTCATGACAGGGATATTTTTATCGTTGCTTGGTGCTAGGGCTGCTGCTGCAACTTATACAGTTGTCCAAACCTTTACCGCTACGTCCACTTGGACTTGCCCTACTGGTGTTACAGAGGTTGAGTATTTGGTTGTGGCGGGTGGTGGGGGAGGTGGATACTCA